TAGAAATTCAGTTATTGTAACGCTCAAGCCAGGACGTAAAGATATTGGAAAGTATCTTCAAATTGACGGAATTAAGACTAGGCATGGCCGCAAGCATTTCAATTTCTTCGGAGTGTCAAAGATTATGGAAAAGAGCGCAGTTAGGCATATGAGAGAAGTTATTAAGAAAGCAATCAAAAATGTCTGATGAAGAAATCCGTGAAAACCTATTGACGCGAGAAATTGAAACTATGGAAATTCAGCTTCTTGCCGGGGCAAGGAGAACGATTGTAACGCTTGAGGAATATATATCTGTCAGACTTCTTCAAGGCGCGTCAAAAAAAGCGATTTATGACGCGTTAATTCAAGACTTAAACACTGGCGGGCGTATCTTCGGGGAGTTTAGGAACTCAATCAGGGCAACGTCAAACGCCGTAATTTCAAGAAGTCGCGATACAGCCGTAATTGAGGAAACAGGAATGGAAGAACGATTGCGGTGGGTTGCGGTACTTGATGAACGTACTTGTCCTGACTGTAACGAGAATCATGGAAAAGAAAAGACCTGGGGAGAGTGGGAGCGGGACGGATTACCTAGAACTGGGGCGACAGTGTGCCGGAACTTCTGCCGGTGTATTCTCGCGCCAGTCACAACGCCAAAGACAAACCCGATTAGAAGGTCGAGGAAAAGATGAGCTTTGATACGATCAAGAACGGAATAGCATTACGACTTAAAGGGCTTGGGTATCAGGAAAGCAAACAGCCGTTTGAGTTTGCGGGAGCAAGTCAAAATGAGTACGGGAATACGTTTATCTTAACTTGCGACGCTGGCGAGGCAAGAGAGGCTGAATCGCAGAGGATTACATCTTCTCTTTACGACTATCAAGCGTGGACACTCAAAGTTGCTTTTGCAACGTCTGGGAATAACGACGTTATTGTACGTGATGATATTCAAAGGAAGCGCGAAGCTATCCTCAGCGATCTTGACGACCCTGATAATTGGCAGGGATTTGCAAGATATCTACGATATTCTTCATGGGAAACGATCAAGGAGGATGATTATGTGGTCCTTGTTGTGATACTAGAAGTTACAGATGATATTACCTATTAAAAAAGGAGATAGAAAATGGTAATGCTAACACGGAAAAAGGTTTTACTTGCAAAATCTGAAACGACTTATGGTTCTGACCCGACACCAACCGCCGCGTCAAATGCTATTCTTGCGATTGACCCTGATATTAAAGAATTAATGAACCCGATTGATCGAGGTATCAATATATCAACGTTAAGCAATAAAGCGTCTATTGCTGGTGTTAAGTACGCGGAAGTGACGTTCAAAGTCGAGCTGCGCGGGTCAGGGTCGGCAGGCACGGCCCCGCGTTTAGGCGCCTTGCTTAAGGCCTGCGGTATGGATGAGCCCGTTGTCAGTTCACCATCCGTCACTTATGAGCCTGTGTCGTCGAGCTTCTCAAGCGTGACGCTGTATCTGTATATTGACGGTCGGCGTCATAAAGTCACGGGCGCGCGCGGGACATTTAAAATGACCTGTCCGGCTGGTCAGATCGCCATGCTGGAATTTACGTTTCAAGGCAAATGGGTTGCCGCAGCAAACGCCGCTATTGTTAGCGGAACCTATGACGGTGATCCTGCGACCTGTAAATCCTGTTCGTTTTCCTATAACTCAAAGACCACGCTTGTCGCGTCCCAGGTCGAGCTTGATATGGCAAACAAGCTCACGCAGCGACCGAGCCTTAATGATGCAACGGGCATGGCTGGCGTTGAGATCACGGGCCGCAAGCCCGCGCTGGTCTGCGACATTGAGGACACGGTTGAAACATCTTATGACTTCCGGGGCGATCAGTTGACCAACGAGCGCGCGGTGTCGTGGGTTGTCGGGGCAACCGCCGGGAACATCTGCACGATCAGCGTTCCGAAATACAACATTACAAACATTGAATATGCCGACAATGACGGCGTCCAAATGAGCAAGATTAACGGCGAATGTGACATGAACAGCGGGGACGATGAAGTCTCGATCGCCTTTACCTAATAAGGGGGTTTAAATGCTGGTTTGCATTGATACATCAAAACGGGTTGAGTTTGTATCTTCTCTGGACAGCACAGAGCCAAAGACGGTGTTTGTATTAAGGCCGCTTACCTCGTCCGAAATGGTCAACCTTTCGGGGCATATCAAAGGTGGGCGCATTATGGCGACAGGCGACTATATGAGCGCCCTGGTCAGAAAAGCCGTTGTTGAAATCAAGAACCCGGATATAAGCGGCGAGGGCGTGACGGAATATCTTGATACCGTTCCGCCGCAAGTGCTTATCGAGCTATCAACAAAGATCGACGAGCTAGTGTCTTTGACGGAGCAAGACCAAAAAAACTGACCCTGGCCTTGAGTTTAGGACATTGGAAACTAGACTGCGAGGCCTGCACGGAAAGCCAGAAGATTGAAAGGGGCTGCGAGAAGGACAGCCCCATCCCAGATGCGTGGACGGTTGGAGAATTTACATTCCAGCGCTGTCCCGTTAAAGAGCTTGACCCCAAGACTTATTTATATTTAAGGGCGTTTAATTGGTATCGCCGGGGATATTTACCAAGCTCCGGGGGGTGGATGGATCAGACCAATAAGTTTGTTGAGGCGGTTGCTTATATCGAAGCAGAAGCCGAGAGGATAAAAAAAGCTAATGGTTAATAACAAGATAGAAATTGAAGTTCTGGTAAGAGACGAAGTTTCCCGCCAGCTAAACCAAATCCAGGGAAAGACAAAGAACTTTAGTAAAAAGGTCGGCATGGACTTTAAAGACCTTGCCGCTAAAGTTTATCTCTTTAAGAACGCCATCCTGATGGCTTCTCGTGCAATGTCTGTGTTTATCAATAACGCAAGCAAAGTCGAGCAGCTACAGATCAGGCTTAAGGTTCTGTTTGGCAGCGTAAGTGAGGGCAATCGGCTCTTTACTGAAATGGAGGAATTGGCTGGTAAGGTTCCCAAGACCTATGACGAGATTATGGACGCAGCGACGAGCCTTGCCGGGGTTGTTAAAGACGGTGCGGATGAGGTCGCCAAGTGGATGCCGTTGATCATTGACTTGTCCGCCGCAACCGGGATCTCTGTTCGTGATGTCACGAGCCAGGTTATCCGCATGTATTCAGCCGGGGCCGCGTCCGCTGATATGTTCCGTGAGCGCGGTGTGCTTGCCATGTTGGGCTTTCAAGCCGGGGTTTCTTATTCAGCCGAAGAAACACAAAAGAAACTGATCGAGGCATGGGAAAGCCCAACTTCAAAGTTTAAAGACGCATCAAAGGAGCTTGCTGATACTTGGGAGGGGCAAGTTTCAATGATGCAAGATGCTTGGTTTAA